GACGAGGCAACCCGTCGCGCCGCAATTGGCCGTCCCGGACAGGTCGTGCTCAGCGACAGTATCAATAACGACAGCAACGTGGAGGCGGCGACGGCCTCCGTGATGAAGAAAACCTATCGAGATGCAACCCGTGCCGCAACTACCACCCGACCCGGACAGGTCCAGCTTGAAGACAGCGTCAGCAGTACCAGTACCACACGGGCGCCGACGGCCTATGCGCTAAAAAAAGTCAACGAGAGAGTTAACAAGGCAGCAGTGGGGCACAAGACGCTGCTTTTTAGCGGTAATATTGGGAATGGTAATATCCCGCTGTCACAAAGCCCATCAAATTTTGATGAAATTATTATTTTCTCTACTGATGATAACAGTTGGCATGCTGCAATCGATATTAAGCCAATATGGTTGATTACTGAAATTGTTAATAGAAGCTTGGCGAGCTCTATTAGCATTCGCTCAATGGATGGGACGCACTGGTCAATTATAACACGGACATTCCTTTCGACATTATGGGAAGTCAGCTCTGAAAGTTCTCGTATCCTGCTAATATATGGCGTCAATTACACATAATGAGTGGTTTTGTTATGAAAACAATATATATTCCAAAGAAAAATCCAGATGGCTATATTGATTTTCCCGTGCCATTGGATTTGGATAATTACCATGTAATTAATGTTGAGGATGATTTTAGTTTGCAAAAAAAAGTATTTGATGCGAAACGCATGGGGTTTGTTGAGCCGCAAGAGACTCATTTGACATCTTCCCCCGAACTGAAAAAGGAGGTTTGACGGCGCACCAGATAATGTAAACACGTTTTGGCGGTTTTTTATTGTCCAGTCCAGGAGCCATTTATGGAAAAAAAAGCGTATCTGGTGCTGCTCGGCTTCGAGCATCCCAACTCCGGCCATTGGCAGAAGGCGGGCACTGTTGTTGAGATGAGTGAGAGTGAGGCCACCCAGTTGGTTCTCAGTGGCTATCTCATTGCCAGGCCTGTTACAAAGAGGAAGTAACCCATGCCCATTATTGAAAATTTCGTGCATAACGGGGCCTCCATTATCCGAGAGCCTGCTCCGTCTCCGATGGGGCCGCTAGGTCGTGCAGTATTTGGTCTGGTCGGAACGGCCCCGGATGCCCATCCGGATATCCCGCGCAATAAGGCCTACTGGGTCAATAACAAAGCCGCCCTGGCCAGGCTGGATATTGCAGGGCTGGAGCGGGGTACCTTATGGCGTGTGTGCAATGCCATGCTGGATGCAGCGCAGTGCTCTATTTATGCAGTCATCGTGGATGAGGATAACCAGGTACTGCCTGCCGACAGGGATTATGAGGGGGTGATTATAAGTGCCGCCGTCCTTGATAGCGGGGTGATGACGGTTATCTTGACCAATCCAACCCTTCTGGATGCCGTGGTTGGTGCCCAAGCTGTCAGCTGGAGCGTGGAGATCGGTGGCAAAACGACAGAGATGGTGAGCTACGTTCCGGGGGAAAGCAATGTCCTGACGCTGAAGAGCGACGGGGGCATCAGGCTGGAAGATCTGACGGCGCAGGCCACGGTTGTCATCCATGGGAAAGAACTGGCGGCATCAGGGACCATTGCCAATGTTGTTGGCGGTGTAGATCCCTTGACTGGCCGCCGTACCGGGATTGAGGCGTTGGCGGCAGATATTCCGGAAACCCTGACAGATATTGCTGCTGCCGGCTTCAACCATCCGGCGGTGCATGATGCATTGGCCAAAATGGGTAAACGCCTGTTCGCCGCTGCGGCGTTGGAGGGCACCAGCACAACTGATGACGCGGTGATATCCCTGTCCCAGTCATTGGGAACGGCGGGCACGGGTTATGGTGATGCCGTACTGGTCGATCCGTTTGTCAAAGTGTGGTCAAACGCGGCCAAAGGGTATGTCTACATGTCCGGCGTTGCCCATTATCTCGGCTGTGTGGCGCGGGTGGATGTGCATGAGGCTCCCGGCAAGGGGCGGATGAATGTCTATATCGACGGGTGTCAGCGCACCATTGATTATAACCTGCTGGATAAAACCAGTGCCGGTGACCGATTGAACAAATACGGCGTGGCCTACTTTGGACGAACCAGCCGGGGCGGCTTCTCGCTGCTGGGGAACCGTACGCTGGATGGCCGGTTTATCAACCTAGTGCGCCTTGAGCTGGCCATTATCCGCAAGCTGATTGCTACGACAGAGCCGGGGATGGCTGAGCTCCTCAGCAAAGAGTTTATGCAGTCGAAAGTGGCGTCACTGCAAAACTGGCTGGATGGCGAGGCGGCAGCCGGCAAACTGATCGGTGCCAGGGTTTATCTGCATCCCACGCTCAATACGCCGGACAACTACCGCAACGGTGAGTGGCACATTGTTATTGGCTATGCAGGGTATAGCCCGAACGAGCACATGGTTTATCACCTGCGAGAGGATGTGGGAATTGTCGAATCTTTCCTGAATGGAGTGTTGCAATAATGGCTGGTCAAAATGTGCGTATGATGCTGAGGATCATCGTTGACGGGATCCCGCTGCAGCGTGAGGTTACGTCGTGGGAGTCTACGCCGCCGAAAGAAAAGGCGGGTGATATCGGTGGCAGCTTCATTGGTGGAGATATCCGTACCGGCATTGAAAAGATGACGGCCAAAATCGTCGGCAAGGGGATTACCTCCTATATCCTGAAGATGACGGGACGTCGGGCGGGTCAGCTGGTTACGGTTATTGTCAATGAGTCATGGGAGGATGAGGAGGGGATCACAACAGCAGTGCAGGAGTTCTGGACAGGGCGTATTTCCAGCCGTGAGCGCGCCAGCAGTGTCGTGAGTGAGCTGCCGGAGGATACGCTGAATTTAAGCCTGGATGAATCACGCCGGGTGGTAAACGGCATCCAGGAGTGGCATGTCAGCCGTAAGGCATCCATTTGCGATTTGGGTGACGGCGACCTGTTGGCCGATCATCGCAGCAACGTTGGCATGTTTTAACGCCACCCTTTCCTGTTTTACCCCCGGCCCTGCATTGCGGGGTTTTTTATTGAGGATTGCCCATGACGACGCCGTTTACCCATCAGCATACCCTGCGCTGGCCCATTGAGGGTATCGCTGTTGTTACTGTGAGCACACATACCATCGGTGAGATGCGCGCCTTGCGAAAGCGATTTTGCATGGATGACCCGGATGAAGCGAAACAAGACAGGCATGGCTTTTCTGCTGCGGTATTTATGTTGCATACCGAGTTGAGCGATGCGCAGCGTGGCGAGCTGGCTCATCCGGATCTCACCTCCATTACGCTGCTGATCCATGAGCTGGTTATGACACCCAGTGATCAGCTGTCGGCAAACGCCCGGGGAGAGTCTCCAGACACCTTCCCCCTGCTGGTACCTGTTACCGATGCGATGCGGCAGGGGCCCATCACACATCTTCATATGATGCCACCCACTGTCCGCCTGACAGACTCCGTGCGGGAGCTGGCAGGTTTTGAGCGGGAGCGCGAGCTGGTTGCCACCTGTACGGGCGTGATGCCGGAGACCGTGGATAAACTGCATATGCCTGACTGGCTGGCACTGCAACAGAGACTGTCCGATTTTTTGACAGAAACAGCGGACTACTTTCCCCAAGTGACGTCGAACGGCTGATCGATGTGGTTCCGCTGGTGTACTCAGTATCAACGCAGGAGATTATGGGCTGGCGGGTTCCCGCCGCCCTGCGCCGTTATGAGCTGGCGCTGGCCAGACTCGGGGTAAAGCAACATGGCTGATAAAAAATTCTCGGTAACCCTGTCTGCCCGGGAGCAGATGAGTACGGCATTTGCCTCTGCCGGTACGGCAGCTGATCGGCTGGGTAAAGAGATAGAGAGGACCAACCGTCAGATAAAGGCGCTGGGCAGTACCAGCAAGCGTGCGAGTGATTTTGGCTCACTACGTAAGGAAATGGAGGGGACCAAAAGCGCACTGGCGGGTGCCAGGAGTGAAGCGGTAACCGCGGCGAATACGATTAAGGCCCTGACCGAAAAACAGGCTGGCTATAAAAAAGAGCTGCAGGCAGCAGAACGCCAGCTGGAGAGGATGAAGGGCTTTATCGGCCCGACGACACCCGCCCAGCAGGAAGCGCTGGCCGCCACAACGAAAAAGGTGGCTGAGTTAACGCAGGCTTATAGCCGCGTAGGCAAGGAGATTAAATCCGCCGGGCGGGTACAGAAGACCGCAGGTGGCGAGGCTAAAAGGCTGACCGACGCTCTGGGGGGACAGGGGCGCCGTCTCGGTTCACTGGCCAGGGATTTGAGCCAGGCCGGACTCAATACAAAAGCCCTCGGAGCAGAGCAGCTGCGTCTGAAGCGTGATACTGAGCTGGCCACAGCAGCGATGGATCGCCAGCAGAAGCGCCTGAGCACGATATCTGATGCACAGGCCAGGATGGCGGCCAATAAGCAGACGCGCCGGGATATGGCTGGTGACCTCTTGGGGCTGGCTGCGGCCAGTGCACCGGCGATTTATGCGGCCAAGAAAGCGGTCGATTATGAAAGTGCCTTTGCCGGGGTAACCAAGGTGGTTAACTTCCGGAATGAGCAGGAGAAAAGTGCTACCCGGACCGGGATGATGGGGTTGGCCGGGAAGTTGGGTATCGATCAGGTCGGGATGACCAATATCGTCGCTGCAGCGGGTGAGGCAGGGATCGGTAAGCGGGCTGACGGTACCACAGATGTTAAGCAACTCCTGCGTTTTGCCGGTGATGCGGCGAAGATGTCCGTTGCCATGGATATGAGCGCCGAAGAGGCGGGCAGTACGCTGGCCAAGTGGCGCTCATCAATGGGATTGGATCAGGATCAGGCGATGCGCCTGGCTGACTATTCCAATGCCATCTCCAACGAAATGGCGGCCAAGCCTGCCGAAGTCGCGCGGGTAATGCTGCGCCAGGGTGCCACCACCATGAAGGCCGGTTTTACTGACCGTCAGGCAGCGGCCTTGGCAGCATCATTGATCGCGGGTGGTGAGGGGGAGGAAAGGACCGCCACGGCGATGAAAAATATCACCGGACGCCTGAATAAGTCATTTGCCACCACCAAAGCACAGAAAGAAACACTGGCAATGCTGGGCTTTGATCCGATTGCCTTAGCCAAGGATATGCAGCGTGATGCGGGCGGTACCCTGTTCAGCGTGCTGGGGAAAATCGGCAGGCAGGATAAGGATAAGCAGGCGGCGGTCATCAGCCAATTGTTTGGGGAGGAGGTGGTCGGCGCGGTCAGCAAGCTGACGGCCAATACCGAGTTGCTGCGTAAGGCGATGAAACTGGCCGGTGATCAGGTCGCGTATGCCGGCTCTATGGAGCTGGAGTACCAGAATAAAGCCAAAACACGCCAGGCGATGCTGGATCGTGCCGGTGCCAATTTTGATCGGCTTGTTATTAATATTGGTGATTTATTCCTGCCGTTGATGGATGGGGTCGTACAGCCGCTGTCTGATTTGGCCGCGTCCGGCGCAAAGCTGATGGAGACCTCATCGGCAGCCAGAGAAACGGCCGGCTGGCTGGTTAAAGCGGGTGCCGGTTTGGTTGCCTTAAAGGCGGGTATGATCGTCTTTAAGGGCGTGAAGTCCATTTTCAGTGATTTATTCCAGGCAGGCCGGATCATGAGGGCCAAGCTGGGTGGGCAGACTGACCACACTACCCGCTCAGGTTCGGCTGCAGCGCGCGCGCTGGCTGCTGTTAATAGGCAACTGGATCGCATGAGTGGTGCCGGTGGGCTACCCGGTGTCGGGGGACGCGGCGGGCGCCGTGGGCGTGGCCGATCGCGCCTCGGTCGGCTACGTGAGGCTGAAGAGCGGATTGCGAATGCCGGTTCTCATCGTCGTCGTAGGCTTGGGCGATGGGGGCGTGGTGCGGGACTGCTTGGCGTAGGTGCCGGATTGATGATGCTGCCAAAGCAGGCGCAAGCATCTGCGGCTGTTCAGGATGTGGCTGATGTCGGTGGTGGTGCAGCCTCGCTATTGGTGTCTGGCGGTAAATCGGCAGGCCGGGTGGCAGGGAAGGTGATACGGCCTCTCGGTCTTATCTCAGCAGGCAGTGAGCTTTATGGAGCTGCTAATACGGGTAACACTGCAGCCATTGGCGGGGCTGCCGGTGATATCGTTGGCGGTGTGGCTGGTGGCTGGGCGGGAGCAGCAGCTGGAGCCGCTATTGGTTCGCTGGTTCCTGTTATTGGCACCGCTATTGGGGCTGCTATCGGCGGCGTGCTTGGCTCCTGGGGCGGCGGGGAACTCGGTAATATTATCGGAGATAAGGTCGGACAGTGGTTTTCCAAGGATAAAACTGCGCTGGCCAACGGTGCGGATCCCGTTAAAGAGGTCATCAAGCAGGAGACCAATCAGACAGATATCTCCAATAAGTTTGATCTGCGCTTTGACGTCAGAGCCAGTGGTGATCCGGAACAGGACAACGCGCTGGTGGAAAAAATCAAGGCCCAATTGTCTACCCTTTTGCCATCGCTGATGTCCAGCAGCCTATCGCTGCATACCCGCACGGATGCCAGCCTGGCTGGGTTAGGGAGTGACTGATGGCCATTTCAACCTCATTTCTGGCCAATCTGGGCGCCGGTTTATTTTTAAACCAAGCGATGGCCAAACCAGATAAGCAGTTTAGCTGGGGTGACTATAACTTCTCTATGTCCGGAGGCAACCCGCTTAGCGGTATTTCCCGTAGCCTGGATGGCGGCTGGGTGGAGGTCCCGCTGTTAAATGAGCTGCCTCTCTTGCAACAGACAGGGCGTAAGCTGGATACGGTCACATTCACAGGCCGTTGGTACTCAACCGATGGCGAGATGCAGATCGAAAACCTGAAAAAGATCCGTGATGAGGCCAGGCCCCGCACTCTGGTTCGTGGGGATGGCTCAAGCTATGGACAGTATGTCCTGCGGACGTTTGAGGTGAAGGGGGAGCAGATGATCCATAACGGAACCTGTGTGGTGCAGGATATTACGATCTCGCTGTGTGAGTTTGCCAATCCATCACTGGGGAGTCAGCGCCGATGAGAGTCCGGACAGCAGATGGCGATACGGTAGGGCTGCTGACCTGGCGCTTGCTTGGCCGGGATGATGATGCCATTGAGGAGAGAGTCTACAGGCTGAATCCACACCTGCATGACTATGGCCTGATACTGCCCGCCGGGGTGGTGATTACGATGCCGGAGGCGCCACCCAGTGCGCCGAAGGAAAGGGAGGGGGTATGGAGCTGAGACTGGGTACCACACCGGTGCATTACTGTGAGGGGCCGGGGAGTAAGATGATCAATGCCCGCTTGGAGTCATTTGATCGTGTCGATGCTTCCGGTCATCAGAGTGACCAGCTGACACTGGTGGTTAACGTCGAAGGCGTTGATGGACTCCCAGAGGAGGGGCAGCGGCTGACGTGGTTTGAGGGGTATCAGGAGATAGGGGCGGTACGCATCGGGGACTTTACGATCACCCGTATCACGCCACGACTGTTTCCGCGCAGGTTAACCATCGTCGCCACGTCGGCTCCTTTCACCGGAAAAGATGAGACAGGCTTTAAGGAGCGGCGCACTCGCAGCTGGGATTCCCCGACGTTAGGGCAGTTGTTCCGGGAGGTGGTGCAGGCGCATGACATGACGCCGCGTGTTGATCCCGAACTTGATGCCATCCCATTGGGGCATGTCGATCAGACCGATGAAACGGATGCTGCTTTCCTGACACGCCTGGCCAAGGAGTTCGATGCCGTGGCAAAGCCGATGGATGGTCTGTATGTGCTGGCCTTACGTGGGCGGACGACGACGATCAGTGGCAAAGAGATGGAGCCGGTGACGCTGCGGGTTCCTCCGGATAATCGTCCCGGCACCCCGCGTTTTATTAACTGCGAGCTGGATATGCCTCAGCGACACAGCGCTGGCGGCATGATTGCCCGATGGCAGGATGATGCAACTGGCACGGTGCATGAAGTGAAGTCAGGGCGCTCACCCTACCGACGTCTGCCTGCCCTGTATATCAATGAGCAGCAGGCACGGCAGGCACTGGCGGGATACAGTCGAAAGAACGTGAGGGAAAAAAGGCGGATCACTCTGGATGTCCCGGGTGATCCGTATCTGGCGGCAGAAAGCCCCATCACGCTGGATGAGTCGTTTCCGAATGGTATGGCGGGTGCGATGTCCATCGATCGTGTGGTGGCCAGAGGAACACGCTCAGGCGGATACCGGATGTCTATTGAGGCAACGGCCCCTATTAAGTAGTCTGAAGATAGACTGAGTGATCATCAGAATGCCCCCGGGAAACCTCGGTCTTCAGAGCGGGGAGCAGTCATCAATGGAGACAGTATCAATAAGCCACTGACGCTTACCGCGTTGGTGGTTTTTTTATATCTGCGCCATGTCCGGCGCAAACAATCACACAGAGCCTTATAGAAACAGGCCTCGGAGAACCGCCGTTATAGGTGGCGACCTCTCTGTGGGCGGCGTTTCTGGGCAACGAGGCTTGTTTCTATAAGGTAACTATCGATATGAATAAATCTGTAGTCACATTACCCAATAGCGAAACCCCGACCATGAGCAGTTTAGAGATGGTCGATTACATTAATGCTGATCGGAGATCAAAAGCTCGGGCTGATGGTGTTTCGTTCCCTAGCAAGAAGTATCGCAAGCTGCAGCATAAGCATTTCCTCGCCAAGGTCCCTAAAGTCCTAGGGGAAACATCGGCCAAATTTTTGGCTGATGATACCTACGTTGCGGGCAACGGGGCTCAGGCTACGCGCCAGGTTTATAGCTTTCCCAAGCGTGAGGCTTGCCTGATGGCCATGAGCTATAGCTACGAGCTGCAGGCCCAGGTGTTTGACCATATGACAGAGCTGGAGGGGAGCAAGGATATTAATCTGTTGGATTTCTCCGGGTTAACGGACATGACAATTCAACAGATGCAGAGTCGAGTTGCAGCAGCGGAAAGCTTTTCGTTGCGGCCGGGGCGGATTAGGCTAATCGAGCGTGGCGGGCCAAATGGGGCTCTGTGTGGTCAGGGCTGGAAGAGTTATTGCACTTCTATGATTTATAAGTAAAGTATCATAAATCGGAATTAGTTTTATCCGCGATGCCGGGGGTATAGTCCGCTCAGGTGCTGAACACACCTTACAAAGCGGCCTCCGCACCCGACAGCCATGCGGATTTTTTGTGTCCATACTTTCAGATATGGCCGGGTAGCGAGCAGACCATACAACACCCGCAAGGGGAAAACTGCTGGCCGATCTTTGTACGGTGTTCAAGTACCCGACCGCCCTGCTGAACACAGGGAAAATCTGAACAAATACAAAGGACACAGAAAAATGACCCATCAGCTTTCTGTACATACCCCCAGTGTCATCATCCGAAACCACCGCCCCATCACCACGTCCACTGCGGTGGCTGAGTTCTTTGGCAAGCAGCACAAGAACGTTATCCAGAAGATTGAAACGCTGGATTGCTCCCGACCCTGTACACGATTCTGTG